ATTACAAAGAAAAGAATATGTGTTTTCTCAACATATTAAAAGATAACAAAATCAAATATAATCTTATGCGTAATGATGCATCTGATAGTAAATCATCAGAATTATTTATTGCATTATCAATGAATTTGGTTAATATTGGTGTCGTTGACTATAGTATACTACAAAACAAAATTGACTCAACAGTATTACAAAAACAAGATGATTACATTTGCAACTGTAAACAAGATTTATTCGGTAAAGTGAATTGCAATTATAATGTAAAATTTGACAAGGTTAAAATGTCAAATTATCAAACATGGATGAATAATGAATTAAAGAATTATGATATACAACCTTATAATAATAAAAACACAAAAGATTTGACAATTAAAGTAATAAATGGTATGGCAGGCGCAAAGAAAACAATGGATGTTATTAAAAATATTTGTAATAAATGCTCAATAATTATATCACCTTATAAAGCAGTAACGAACGATACCAACAGGATAAATAATGTAGGTTTAACATATATGACAGCAATTAAAGCATTACATAAAAACAGGTATAAATATGTTATATTAGATGAGGTATTTGCACATTCACCAAATTATATTTACATCGTAAGAGATTTGCAACCAGAAGCAATAATTTTAGGTATAGGTGATTCATATCAAATAAACGACCGTGATTACAATAATGATTCTTTATTAACAGATATAGAAATGACATCAGAATACATAAACGTAACCTATCGTTGCCCTAAGAAAATAACAGAAATAATCTCAACATATATAAAAGGCGCAACAACGAAGAACGAAAAAGAAGGTGAAATTATAATTGAAGAGGATATTAATAAATTATATGAATTACCATATGACAAAGATAATTTAATACTATGTGCAACACAATTAATTAAAGATAAAATAAAACTTAAGAACAAAAACGACACTAATACTATTAATGCAGCACAAGGTATAACAGTTAAAAATATACATTGGTATATACAAGATATACATATGTTACCAGAAGATAAAGTGAAATATATCTATGTAGCAATGAGCCGTTGTACAAATCGTTTGGTTATGTACGGTGATAAAGAAGAAGTACAACAGGTATATACAATATTAGGCACAGCAACAGATAGAGCAACACATGTGTTTGATATACCAATCGTAGAACGCACAGAATTTGTAAGAGAAACACCACCATATAAATATCATACACATGTAAGACAATTAGGTAATAAAATAGTAACACAAAACACAATAGAAGACACATTGGATAGGATATTTATACCAACTAATGATACAACAACATCAATTATCGATTATAAAACTGATGTTATTGTACAAGACTTGAGTAAGAAAAGATTTAAAATGTCAATGGATATGATGGGACCAGATGTGATTAAAATACAAGGCAAGAGATTTGGGAGAAGACAGTATCAAAAATTTTATCATGGGAAAAATACCAAACAAACAATAGATTGCTTATTACATAGGTATTCTAAACCAACAAAGAAAATGTCAGATAAAATGATAGATAAACATATAGAAGGTTTTAACAAATTTATGAAGAAAGATTGGATTAAACATATGCGTAAACAAATAACACCCGAAATAATAATGTCAGCAACAACATCATATATACGTGAATTGCAAAAGAAATTTCCTAAAGAAGATGTGCTATTATATTATGATCATTTTAATAACACACCACAAGATGAAGCAGCAAAGGAGATAGCTAAGATTAAAGACAAAAAATTAAAAAGCATTATTAAAACAATGATGGAAGGTAAAGAATCAAAATTAACAGATCTTGAAAGAGAATGGGATGACAGTTATCATCAGCTAGTTAATTTCCATTTGAAACGACAACCTAAAGAAGTAAGAGCACCGGGATACGATAGTACATTCAAAGCAGGACAGGGCATATCTGCATGGACTAAACTTATGAAT